GCCGAGGTGTTCCAACAGGAGCGTCAGGTCGTCGGCGTCCCGGCAGGATCGGGCACCGGCGACGCTGATCACGGCCGCGATGCGTTCGCGCCGGCGCTTCTCCTGGTCGGCCTCGCTGGTCCAGCCCCGACGCACGACGGCCGCGCCGCCGCCGTGGAACAGAAAGTCGGAACCGGCACCCATCACGCCACCTCTGCGGGCGTGGTGCCGTACCCGGCGTCGCGCAGCAGCGGCACGAGGTGCCCGAGTTCCAGGCGCACCGGTGTGTCGCCGTGCGGGGCGGGCACGCCAAGGCCGGTGGCGATCCGGGTGAGGCCGCGCAGCGGCAGCCACACCCACCACTGGCCGGGGTCGGCGCGGCCGGTGCGGCGCACGACGAGCAGGCCGTAGTCGGCGCCCGCGGCGGCGCGCTGCTGCTCGGTCTCGGCCATCCACGAGTCGATCTGTTCGCGGGCGACGTACTTGGCCTGGACGACCAGGCCGGGCATGCCGGTGATGTCGCCGGGGTCGGCGACGGCGCGGTCGGCGGCGGTGAAGCCGGTGCGGACGGCACGTTCGGCTCCGGGCCAGCCTTGGGTGCGGAACCAGCGGGCGAGTTGGCGTTCGGTGTCGTGGCCTTTGCGGCGGTTGGCGCGGCCGCGGGCGGATGCGGTGGCGGTGGCGGTGGTCATGGTCGTGGCACTCCTTTGAGCAGGCCGAGGTGGGCGGCCTCGTAGACGGCCTGGGCGTTGGTGTTGACGCCGAGACGTTGGCGGGTGCGGGCGGCGAGCAGCGTCGCCGCGCGCGTGCTGATCCCGTGCTTGCGGCCGATCTGCTTGAGGTTCAGCCCTGACGCAAGGTCACGGAGCAGTTCGACGTACCGCAGCGGGATCGGGCGGGTCGCGTGTGCTTCGGCCTTGGCCGCGAGGGATTCGACAGTGTCGGGCATTACTCTTCCTCCGCCGCTGTGTCGATGGCGCCCAGCACGCGGCGTGCCGCGGCGTCCGGGTAGGGCTCAACGTCCACGTAGCCCCGGCCGGCGGAGACGTAGCGCAGGACCGTGAGCACGTCCGGGTCCACCGGAGTGCCGGAGGCCCCGGAGCGAAGCGACCCATCGGGTGCCTCTGCGTCTCTCTCGGGGAGGGACAGCAGCCCGGCGTCGGCGAGGGCCTTGACCACCTGAGTGGCCACGTTGAGCGCGAACAGCTTCGACACCCGCAGCTCGGGTTCGACAGACTGCCTGTAGACGCCGGCCGCCCTCATCGCAATCCTGTTGGCCGCGTCTCGCGGGTCTGCGGGGGTGGTGAGGGACTCAGCCACGGCGCATCTTCTCCTTCTGCACGGAGGCGAACATCCGGATCAGGTGGAGCACCGACTCCTGCAACCCGTCCAGCCCGGCCACGTTGGCGTGCGCGGACAACGCGTCGTGTGCGGCGTCTTCGTCGTTGTTGAGCATCGCCGTGACCGCCTGGAGAGCGGCCAGCGCGGAGGGCTCCGTGGTATCCGGGCGGATGGCCCAGAACTCCCCACCCGTCAGGCGGTCCTCGTTGAGCCGTCGCACGGCGGCACACACCAGGACCGGGCCGCAGCCAGCGAAGTACCACAGCCGGAACGCGGCCATCATCGGATCGGACCCGAGGTAGATGCGGAACATCTCAGCGGCCTTGTCCAGGTCGCCGTCGGCGGCGGTGTCGGCGATGTCCACGAACGCCTTGGCGATCTCCATCGCCTCATCGGCGGTCGGTGCGGGAGGGGTGCTCATTGTTGGGTGTTCCTCTCGGGAGACGGGGAGGGAGGGGAGGTCCGGCGGGCCACGTCCACGTGTAGCCACTGCTGCGGCGGCCGGTAGCGGGGAACGTGACCGGCGGGCCACTCCCCGAACCAGCCACGGCAGGTGCCGTCACAACCCTCGGGTTCGTTGCAGGCGTCAAGGACGTAGTGAGCATGGTCCGGGCCGTAGGCGACAGCCCCGGTGCGGTCGTGCGGGCAGTCGGTGTGCGGGCAGTCGCCGAGCACGGTGGCGGGGCCGTGGCCGTGGAACCAGCGGACGTCGCCGGGGTGGTCGAGGTGGGCTTCAGCCACGGTTCCCGCCTTCCCGGAGGCGCATGCCGTCGCGGAGGAGGCCGGTCAGCTCGTGTGTGTACGCCTCGACGACCTCGCCGCTGTCCAGCCGCACCGACCAGGTGCCCGCGTCACGGTCGTCGGGTCCGAGGACGGTGCCGTGCTCGTCGTGCCACGGGTGGCCTTCGTCGTCGATCGCGACCCGGTCACCCTTCTTCCACGCCGGGGCGGGGTAGATCCACTCGTCAGCCACGGGTGTTCCCGCCTTCCCGCCGGAAGGCGACCTTGCTGTCCGCCCACTTCACGCAGTAGGCGTGGTGTCCGATGACGACGGCGAAACCGATCCGTGCCCGGCTGGTCTTGCTGTGGTAGTCGTTCCACGTCCAGCGGAAGAGGCCCGGTTCGGCGACCCGGTAGCGGTAGAACTTCGGCCAGTGACGGACGACGCGGACGGCGTAGTGATGGGTGCCGCTCACTGGCATCCCTTCTCGGAAAGAGGGGTGGGCGTGGTTCCGTCCACGTAGGGATCGGCCCACGGGTTGCCGTCCTCACGGGCGGCAGGGATGGCGGCTGCCTCGCGAATCAGTTCGTCGAGTTCGCCGTGGACGCAGTCGAGGCACCGGAGCTGCGTGACGCCCGCGATCTCGGCAGGCCCGGTGTGGGCGAGCCAGTCGGCGCGGGAGCCGACGATCGTGAGCAGCCGTCCGCCGCTGGTCCTGGTGACGGTCGTGCGGGAGACGTAGGCGACTGCGGGCCGGTCGCAGAGCCCTGCGCCGCAGGTACCGATCTCACCGTTGGTCGGATTGCTCACCGGTTCCCGTCTTCCTGGGAAGCAGGGGCGGAACGCGGGTGCCGAATCTCGTCGGCGGCGTCAACGAGCTTCAGCGAGACGAGGCTCAAGCCGATGGTCTGTGCAGCCTTGGCCCGGTCGTCGGATCGACCCTCGCGGATGCGCCGCTGCCACTTCTCCAAGTCGTCCACGAGAACGTCCAGCACCGCCGCAGCCACCTTGCGGGCGGCTTCGTCGGTGTGGCGGTCGTCCGGTGTGTGGTCGACCAGAGGCAGCGCGGCTGCCTGGACGAGACGGTCGGTGAATGCGCTCACGGCTCACGCCTCCTCGGTGTCGGTGTTGCAGCACTCCCCAACGGGGGCGGAGTTGGCGACCCGAAGCAGCGAATCGACGTGGCACGCCTGACCCGGCGGGCACCAGCACGCCAAGTCCCTGCCGCCCAACTCGCGGCGGATCTCCTCGTGCAGGTCGGTACGAGCGTTCAGGTAGATGTCGAACTCGGCGGCGGCTTGCTCTGGAGTGCGGATCACACCCACGCGCACACCGTGCGTCGGGCTCGTGTAGCGGAACGGCTCACCAACACGAAACGGGTTGCCCCATCCGCTGGGGCGTCCGACGTACTTCGCGCCGGGCGGCATGCCGGGTTCGCCCTTGACGCGCTTGCGCTGTACTCGCTGAGGCACGTCACACCGCCCCTGCGGTGAGGGCCGGCGCGTCGCAGTCCCACAGGTACAGGGCGCCGCGCGCCGGGAACGGCTCAGCCAGCGGACGAGCGTTGGCGAACTGCCAGTGCGCCGCGCGGGGCATCGCCCACGGCCCGCAGTCACACGCCTCACCTCGAAGGGCGGCGGTGCACACGTCGACCAAGTCCACGACCGCGAGCACCAAACCGGCACCTGCGAGTGGGTCGCCGGCCAGCACGGGCGGGTGTGTGCCCCCCTGCGCCCGGATGGTGTGCACGACAGACCGCAGAGCTTCCACGCCGCTGTCGTCCCACTGCTTGCCGGAGTGGATGGCCAGCGGGCCACGGTGACTGGTCGCGCGTGGCCGGTTCTCGATGAGCTTGTGGCCACGGGCGATGGCCCATGCCCACGGCTGACGGACGGTCAGGGTCTTCACGGCTCACGCTCCCTCGGGTGTGGTGGGGCGGAGGAACCCGGCGTTCAGGTCGTCGTTGCAGTCGTCGTCCGGGGTCGCGGTGACCGCACTTGCGGCGGGGCTGTAGCCGTCCGGGCAGGAGCACCAGTACTCGTCGGCGGAGTTGCAACCCGAGCAGCGGCCGTCGTCCGGGGTTGCGGTCGGCTGTGCCGGGGCCTGCCCGGACTGCTCCGGAGGCCAAGGCGCGTCCCATCCGCCGTGGTTGCAGAACCCGCACGGGATGAGCCCCTTGCCCGGCTGAAGCGGGTCGTTGCGCTCGTAGTCCTCGGGCTGGAAGTTCTGGTCTTCGACCCAGCCGCCGTTGCATGAGCAGGGCGCGTCCCCTGTGGCGGGTGCCGGGGACGCAGCGTCGTGAGCGGCGATCAGTGCGAGCAGTTTCCGCGCCATCGGCCGGGTGGCGTGGTAGTGCATCCGGTCACCGTTGATGTCGGAGCAGTTGTCCAACAGCCACTGCGACACCGACACGACCAGGTCCGCGCCGGGCGCGGCGTCACCCAAATCCTGGTCGATCTTGGATGAGGCTTGGGGGTCCGCAGCGGGAGCGGGCAGCGCGCCCCGGAGCATCAGCGCCTGGAACTGCACCAACCCTGCGAAGTACGCCTGGTCGATGTTGTGCTCACCGCCCGACTCGGCGTTCATCTCGGTCTCGTAGTCCGTGGCCGCGCCGAGCAGGATCGCTTCCGCGTCCTGCGGGATGGCGGGTGCGGAGCGGGCCACCTCAGCGTCGAGCAGGTCGGCTTCGGCTTCCGCTGCCTGCTTCCACTCGTCGCGCTCGGCGGTCAGCCGTTCGACCTTCGCGCGCTCCAGTTTGTAGGCGCGGACCGCGTTCTCCGTGTCGTTGCCCATCCGTTCCGCGTCGCGGGCCAGCGCGTCCCGCTCGGAGCGGAGCCGGTCGAACTCCGGCATCACCGCTTCGACCCGCGCGAGGTAGCGCAGGTGGACCTTCTGGCTGCGCTCTTCCCACGGCGCGTCGAACTCGTAGCCGTCGTTGATCGACGCGTCGTGCATCGCGCGGGCCAGCCGCTCTCGTAGTCCGGTGTCCTCTGCCACCCCGGACACCGGGGAGGGAACGAGCGGAAGCCAGTCGGCCACCTCGGCGTCGGTGACGACATGCCCCACGACCAGGGGCGCATGCGTCCACCACAGCACCCAGCCGACACCGTGACGCACCGCGACGTACTTACCGTCGCGACTGGCACGAAGCTCGGGGTTGGTCGTCACGATGCACGCTCCTCGGGCTTGCGGTAGGCGACTCCGGTTGGCTCGATCGCGAGCAGGCCGTTGGCAGCCGCGCCGCCGGTCTCGTAGATCCGGTGGATCGCGACAGGCACGGCGGGCTTCTCCTGCGCCTCGAACAGCGCCTGGATCGTGAGCGGGCCGTCGGGGCGGTGCAGTGACGATGTGCGGAACGCCTGCCTCATGGCCCGCTCGGCGATGAACACGGCGTCGGCGTAGTCGACGGCGCGCACGCTGGCGAACACGGTCACCGGCACGCGGAACTCGGTCAGCTCGTCCGGCCTGTCGGCTGCTGGGTTGGTGGGCACGCTCACCGGTCGGCCCTCGCAACCAGCGTCATGGACGGCTCGTCCAGGTAGACCGTCTCGCCCGCAGGCAGCTGCCAGTACTCGTCGGGGCCGGCGTAGAACGTGCCGGGGTCGACCAGCTCACCGGCCCACCCGGAGGGGAACTCGGTCGGGCGGTGTGCGGTGAGGCGGGCGGTGAACCACTGGCCGGTGGCGTTGTCGCCGGTCCAGCACCAGCGCACGGTTTCGCCGATGCTGAACGTCTGGGCCGGAGTGCCGGAGGCCAGCGGCGTAGCCGCCTCATCGTGTGCGTATGTCATCGGGGTCTCCTAGGCGGTGAACAGGTCGGCGTGGGAGAGGCGCTTCTCGACGGCTTTCGCGCACATGGCCTCGTCGGCCTCGATCAGCACGGCCCGGCGGTGGCGCGCGGGGTCGGGCTCGCGGGAGTTCAGCTCGCGGATCGCCAGACCGAGGGAGCACGACCCGGCGAACACATCCAGCACCGTCCCCCCCGGCGGCACGCTGTACTCGATCAGCGGGATGAGGACGGCGGCGGGCTTCTCGGTGGGGTGGATCGCCCGGCCCCTCATGTTGCTGGCGTAGATCACCGAGCGCATCAGGCGTGTGCCGTCGTTGACGTACGGCTTCGCGATCCAGTCGCCCTGGTGTGTGACACGGCCGTCGCGGCGTTGGACCACCTCGCCGGGTCGCAGGCGGCTGCCGACCGCCGGCACACGCGGCGTCTCGTGGTAGATGCCCCGCCACAGCCCGGTGTACCAGTGATAGGCGTACTCGTGGACCCGGCGGAACCGGTCGTTGACCGCGCCGGAACCGTTGCCCTTTTCCCACACCGCCACGCGGTCGCGGAGGATCGGCGTGCCGTCGTCGTCCGCACCTACCACGTCCTGCGACAACTTCCACCCGGCCGCTGCGAACTCGGCCCAGCGAACGCCGAACATCCGGGCGGACCCCCAGCACCACGTGCTGTCGGTGACCTGGGCGACCAGGCCGAGCCAGCCTTCCTGCCACCGGTCCCAGTCGAGCGAGGTCTCCTGGTACGGCGGGTCGGTGATGCACGCGGCGAACCGCTTCCCCTGCTTGGCGAGGATGGGCAGCACGTCCCGCATGTCCCCGCACCACAGGGTGACGTGCGTGTCCTGGTAGTAGATGCGGGGCTCGGGTGGCCCCTCGGCGAGTTTGCGGGCTCGGGCCAGTTGTTCGGCGGCCTTGGCGATGCGCGCTGCGCCAGCCTCGCTGGTGGTCATCGGGGGTCTCCAGGGGTCAGGCCGCGGCGGCGGCGGGAGTGATCAGCGGGCGCAGCACGGCGGTGGCCAGCAGCGGCGGCATGGCATCGCCGACCTGGCGGTACTGCTCGGACTTCGTTCCGTGGAACGGATAGTCGGCGGGGAACGATTGGAGGACGGCGGCCTCCAGCACCGTGACGCGACGCGAGGCCACGCCGTCTGTGAACCGGAGGTTGCCGTTGTCGATCGACGCGGTGACCGTCAGCGAGGGCGAGGGCGAGGGCCGCCGGCCGCCGTTCGCCTGCCGCTCGTACTGCTCCACCGGCGCGGCCACGTACTGGCCACCCGACCCGGCACCCTTGATGGTCGGGGACGGGTCATCCACCGGGCGCGAGTAGTCGTAGGACCCGGTCAAACCGGCCGGGTACATGCGCCACTCGACGAGGTTTGAGCGTTGGCCGAAGAACAGCGTGCCCGCCGGCTCGCAGGCTCGCCGCTCGCAGGCTCGCCGCTCGCAGGCTCGCCGCTCGCAGGCGTTGGCCTGGTTTCCGTTGCGCATTACCCACTCGGTGCTGGACGGGTGCGAGCCGGAGCCGTTGGCGCGGATCGTGTACGACGGCGCGTCTACCGGCCGCGGGTCGCGCTCGGCACCCGGCCCGGGGTTGCGGGCCTGCGCCACGATCCGGTTGCGCCCGGCCTTGCCGGTCACGGTGGCCGCGGGCTCGTCGAATGTCCGCTCACCGCGGTCGGCCGGGTCGCCGCCGGTGCCGTAGTTCGACACCACCACGCCGTCGCTGGTCCAGCCCAACGCCTCGGCCATGCTGACCGGCGGGGGCAGCGGGTCGCCGAACAGGTCCGGCTGCTCGACCAGTGCCCGGCCGGCGCGGTACGCCTGGTGCGTCGGCTCGGGTGCCGTGACGACCTGGTCGAGCGAGGCGATGAGGATGGCGCGCTTGCGGGTCTGCGGCACGCCGTACCGCTCGGCCGACAGTTCGCCGGTCCACGTCTGGTAGCCCTGCTTGCGGAGCAGTTCGGCGGTGTACTGCCACAGCGGCAGCACAGCGGGCACCTGCTCCAGCGCGATCCAGCGGGGCCGGAGGGCGACGGCGTAGCGCATCGGCTCGGCGGTGAGCGCAGACCGCTCGTCGTGCCACTCCACTCGGTCGGGCTCCCGGCCCGCGGCGAACGCTGCGATCCGGCGGAACACTGCGGGGCGGTCCAGTTCGCCCTTGCGGTCACCGGCGGCGGACCAGGCTTGGCACGGGGGCGAGGCGATCAGGCCCTCGACCCGACCGGCGAGGTGGGCGAGCGGGAACGTGGCGACGTCAGCGCGTACCCGCCAGTGCCCGGCGGCGACGGCTGTGCGGCAGGCGGCGTGGTCGTGCTCGATGCCGAGGATCTGCCCGGTCCAACCGGCCATGCGCAGGCCGGTGTCCCATCCGCCCGGTCCTGCGAAGGCGTCGATCACGAGCGGCTGCCGGTCCGCCGCCGACGACGAGCGCTGGTGCTGCTCGGCGCACTGCCGTCGGATCAGGTCCTGCTGGTAGCGGATGGTGTCGCGCCACTGCTCGTACCGTGCACGCCGGTTGTCGGCCAGACCCGCGGCGGTGTCGTCGTAGGCGGCGTGGTTGGCGAACGGCACGGGTGTGGTGAGCCGGTAGTCGTACCAGTGGGCGATCTCGGCGCGGCACTTCTCGCACGGCGCCGTCACGGGGTGCCGCCTGCCGGGTTCGCCGGGGACAGCACTTCCGTGACGTGGCCCTCGGCATCGAGCAGTTCGCCCGTCCAGTAGCGGAAGCCCTCACCCGAGGTCTTGTAGCCCTGCCACAGCGCCCATTCGGCGCTTCCGCGAGGGGACACGCGGGTGTAGAGGATGCCCGAGCGGCCTCCGACGACCTCGGCGACGTCCGGGTCAATGTCGTCCTCGTCGCGCCACACACGTGGTTGCGGTGTCATCGGTGACTCCAAGGGTCGGCCGCAGCGGCGGTCAGGTGGGTGCCGGTCTCTGGCGGGTTGGGGTGTGGGGTGCCGCCTCCCGGCAGTCGGGGCGCGGTCACCGGGCATCGCCTGCCTGGTGGGTCGGGGCCTCCGACAGCGCGGCGGGGCAACCGGCGTAGTGCCCGGTGTCCGGCACGGTGACGCACATGCACTCGGTCTCGACCGTCCACGGCTGGTCGGGGCCGGGGCGGGTGACGATGACGCCGCCGGGGAGCTTCGAGAGGGTGTAGAGCGTGGAGTGCTCGCTGTTGTGGGCGGTGGTGATGATGTCCGGGTGCTCGACGGCCCACTGCTGTCGGGGTGCGGGTGCCGCCTGTTCCGACCGCAGTGCGGCCAGTACGTGTTCCGGAGCGCCCGCCAGCCAGAAGCTGTCGCCCTGCTGATGCGATCCGCTGTGGCCGTCCTCGTGCTGGCAGTCGATGATCTCGCGGGTGTCGTGGTCGACGCCCTTCGCGGTGCACGGTCGGGGTGCGGGTGTGCCCTGGGAGGACACGGGCGGCTCCTGGGCGGTCAGCACGGCGATCAGGTCGCGTCGCTGCTCGTCGTTCAGGTACACGCCGATGCTGGTGCAGCCACCGCGCCCGCCGTGCTCGTTCAGGAACAGCCGGGTGATGCCCTCTCCCACGCGGGGCGAGACGCGGATCTCGACTCGGTCGGCCGACACCTTGAACGGGCGCACGCGGATCACCTGGTGGCCGGTGTTGGGGTCAAGGTCGCTCACTTCCCACCTCGCAGGGAGGCGGCGCGGGCGCGGACCATGCGCACGCCCTCGCCCAAGCCGGACGACCGGATGGTGCGCTCGTCTTCCTTGCGCATCTGGCGCTGTGCGGCCTCCATCTCAATGGCAAGGTCGTCCAGCACGCCAGCGACCTTGGCCTCAGTCCACTTGTGCAAGCGCGCGACTTCCTTCAGGTCCTCGTCCTGGTCGGCGAGCAGCTTGACCACTTGGGCGCGCAAGCTCTCGTTCTCGGCGCGGAGTTCGGCGGTCTCGTTGTCCCGGGCGGCGAGCCAGGGCCGGATCAGCTCGGCGATCTGCTCGCCCACGGTGATGGCGAGGTCGGTGTCGCCGAGGTAGCTCTCCGCCATGCGGCGGATCTGGGCGGCCCAGTCCTTCGGCGCGGAGTCAGCGGCCTCGTCCCGGGCGGCGAGCGCGATCGGGAGAGCGGCCTCCATGTGGTTGAAGACCGAGTCGATGACGCCGGACCGCACCTTCGGGTCGAGGACCGGGGAGATGCCGTGCCCGACGCCGTGGAAGTCGTCGAGGGCGGCGAGCAGCGACTCAGGTTCGACGGCGGACTTCGCGGCATCCAGGATCGCGCTGTGCGCGGGCGTCCACTCGTCGGTCACGGCCTTTTCGGGGATGGCCGGGGTGTCGGTGGTGGGGTCGGGCATCAGACTCTCCGTCCGGCAAGCACGTCGGTGCAGTAAATGCAGTGGGGCAGGTCCGACGGGGTGAGGTCGGACAGGTCGGCCTCGGGCTCTACGAGCGGGAAGGGACTGCCGCACCGGGTCGCGTAGTAGTTCTCGGCACCCAAGGTCGCGCCGAGGACGACGGGGTGCGCGCGAGTCCAGCCCGGCCGGGTGTACCAGCGGGGGCACAGCACCTCGGCGGTGGTGACCCGCAGAACCTTGAAGGTGATCAAAGTCCGCTCTCGGTCGGACTTCTCGATCAGGTCGTCCCACGCCTGCCGTGACACCCACACCTCGTCGTTGTGGTCGTCGATCAGCAGAAACTCGCCGCTGCGGTCCTCTCCGGACCAAGCGCAGGGGAAGGTAGCGGTGTCGGCGGTGGGGGTGTCAGACACGGTCACGCCTCCTCGGCGGTCAAAGCTGCGGCGTCGATCGAGCAGCACGGCCGGACCTCGACGAAGTGGGTGCGGCGGTAGCGCTCACACGTCATGTCCACGCCGTGCGAAGAGCAGCAGGGGGTGTGGGTCACGGTGTCGGTGGTGGGGGTGTGCTCAGCCACGGCGGGACTCCTCTCGGGCTCGGGCGATCTGCTGGCGGCGGACGCGGCGGCCACGCATTCGGGACAGGCGCATCCGGTCGGTGGGTTCTACCCACTGGTGCCAGCCGACGAATGGGCTGTACAGCTGGAGATGTGTCTCCCTGGAGGTGTCGCACCAACGGCAGGCGTTCGGGGCGATGAACTCGTACTCGGCCCAGTGGTCGTGATGACGGACGAGCCGCTCCGCCGGGGCGTCGGACTCCCGCCGCCGGTACTCCTCGATCAGGTCCCGGTTATGGCGCACGGCGTTGGCACGGGCCATCAGGTCGCCGAGGTCGGGAAGCGGTGCGATGAGTCGGGCGGCAACTTCGGCAGGCAGGTCGGCCACGGCTTCGTCGGGAATGACGGGGGTGTCAGCGGACATCAGGCGGACTCCTCGGTGGCGGGGTGGGCTACAGGACCACGGGGCGGCGGGCATCCGTTGACGCCCGCCGCCAACGCAACTAGTCGGCGACCATCCGCCACTCGCCCGCGTACTCGCGCTGGCGGCCGATGTCGTAGGTGCCCGGTGCGACAGCCAGGAACCCGTGCTCCGGGTGCGCCAGGACCGCTGCGGAGCCCTCGGGCACGGTCAGGCGGCCCAGCAGCAGCGAGCCGTCCCGCTCGGGCACACCGTCGTAGAAGACCGGTCCGTCGCCGTGCAGGCTGTGGGTGTTGCCGCCGTTCTCGCCCCGAACCACCGGGTAACCGGCGGCAGGGACCGGGGTGGAGGCGGGCTGCTTGGTGACCCGGAGGATCGACACGTCGCCCTGGCACGCGGCACTGGTGACCATCGGGACAGACACCTCGCGGTCGAGGTGGGCGAGGACATCGATGCCGTACTTGCTGACGGCGTCCTTGACGAGCATCGTTTCGTTTTCCCTTCAGGGGGTTGTGGTCCGGCGCCGGTCAGCGACGGACTTCGAGCTGGCGGTACGCCTCGACGGGCCAGCCGTACAGGTCGGCCGCCGCGGCGACAGGGTCGGTGTGGTGAGCGGGGACCGGCAGCCCGAAACGGCGGCGTTCGCCGTCGGGCTCGACGGTCCCGTTGACGCACAGCAGGATCCGGGCGTCGTCGTCGTACATGTCCGACAGTGACTCGGGCAGGTCGTAGAGCGCCAGGTAGTACGGGGCGTTGCCCGGGTCGGGGGCTTTCGCGACCAGCCTGAGTCCGGATTCCTGGACGAACTGGTCCCAGCCGAGTCGTTCGATTGCGCATCGGCGGACCTCGGCGTTGCGCTCCTCGAAGACCTGCTCGATGGACCAGCCGGGCTCGATCAGATCCGCAGGTACACGGGTTCCGTGCCAGGCGTAGATCGGCCAGCCGTCGGGGTACACCATCGCGGGGCCGGTTTCGCAGTGCAGCCGGCCCTGGTTGTCCCGGTGGATCACGCGTGGGCGCTCGGTGAGGACAACGGCACCACGCATCGGCCACCACCAGCCAGCGGACTGGGCGACCTGCATGAGCCCGGCGAGCCGGCCGCACACGTCGTCGAGGCCGAAGCGCCGGAAGGTGTCGCAGAAGGCGAGCCAGGCGGCTTCGTGTTGTCCGTAGACCACATTGGACATCTGCCGGTACACCTGGCCCCGGACCTGGCCCCGGACCTGGCCCCCGACCTGGTTCCAGACCTGGTCCCCGACCTGGCCCCGGACCTGGTCCCCGACCTGGTCCCCGACCTGGTCCCCGACCTGGTTCCAGACCTGGTTCCAGACCTGGTTCCAGACCTGGTCCCGGACCTGGTCCCCGACCTGGTTCCAGACCTGGTCCCCGACCTGGCCCCGGACCTGGTCCCAGACCTGGTCCCAGACCTGGTTCCAGACCTGGTTCCAGACCTGGTCCCCGACCTGGTCCCCGACCTGGTCCCCGACCTGGTTCCAGACCTGGTCCCCGACCTGGTCCCCGACCTGGCCCCGGACCTGGTCCCCGACCTGGTTCCAGACCTGGTTCCAGACCTGGTCCCCGAGTATGGCTTGGAGGTAGGCGGCACCGATGCAGCCAGCGAGCGGCGAGTCGAGCCAGATGACGATGCGCGGCGGCTCCAGCCCGGCAGCCTGGTAGGCGGCGTTGACGCCCGCGACGGCGGCTTCGCGGTTCGCGGGGGCGGTGGACAGGCCGTGGGCGAGCCATTCGTCACGGATGGCCGGGAGTTGGTCTTCCTGCCCGGCGGTCAGCTTGTCGATGCGATAGGTCATCGCGTCAGCTCTCCTGGGTGTCGGTGGCGGTCGTCGTGCCGCGCCGGTCGGGTCGGCAGTCGCTGCTGTGGTAGGGCGGTGTGCTGCCGCAGCAACGAAACTTGATCTCGGACGCCTGCGGAACGCGGGGCTTCACGCCCTCCTCGTCGGTGGGCGGCGGGTCGGGGAACGGCCACCACGGGTCCGGCTCGCGGCGGCCCAGTTCCCGCTCGTGGCGGACGAACCCGACCCAGCCGTTCTCGGCGATGAACTCGACCCAGCAGTCCTCTTGGGCCATCACCACGACCGGCATCGGCTCCGGGTAGCAGTTCCAGACGGCCAGGTCGCCGAAGGTGAAGACGTCGGCCTCGGGGCCGTCGGGTCGGATACCGAGGACGGTGCCGTCGAACGCGACAGCGCGTGGGGAGTCACCCATGGTCAACCTCCACCCACGGCTTTTTGATCTCCACCCACTGCTGCTGGACCTCGACGAGGCGGAAGTGCTGCTCCTCGTAGTCGCCGGAGTCGCTGTCTCGGACGGCGACGGTGAGGATCTGGCCGTCGGCGTTGAAGAAGACCTCGCGAGTGAGGCCGCGGTGCTGGTCGCCAGCGCGGAAGCCGTCGAGGATGTGGTCAGCCACGGCTGGTCACCTCGCGGATGGCGGCGCGCACGGCCTGGTCCTCGTATACGCCAGGGTCGTCGGCGCGGCTGGCGTCCGTCGGCGCGGCCAGCGCGCGCAGTTCGTCGATGGTGAGGTCGCGTTCCTGGTTGTGTTCCAAGCCGAGCACGAAACTGGCGTTGATGGCCTGCCATACCTGGACGTCGACTCCGCCGACTGTCCCGTGGATCGTGATCCTGACGTCGTCGCCGATGCCCTTGACGATGTTGCTGTGGTAGCGCAGGGCGGTGATGGTGCTGCCCGGCATCGTGTCGGCCCACGCGATGAGGTGCTGTTCACTGGTGCGCGAGTCGCGGTAGTGCGGCGCGATGTGCAAGTCGCCGTCGGACCCGGGGTATACGACCGGTAGTTCGGGGTGGGTGCGCAGGTGGCTGCTGACGGCGTCGAGGAGGTCGGCGTATTGGGTGGCGTGGGTCTGGTTCACGGCTGCACGACCTTCACGGCGCTGGTGTGGATGGCGGTTGCGGTGTCCTGCTCGATCGGGCCGGGTCGGGTGTCGCGGGGACGGCACGCGGCCAGCACCGCCACCGTCACGACCGCGAGGATCACCAGCAGCACGGTCCGAACGACGGCGCGGACCCGGTCCCATTCGGTGAGGTCGGCGACCCAGCCGGCCACCGCGGTGACGGCTTCGATGACCGCGCCGACGATCAAGGCGAGCACCGCGACGGTGGTTTCGAGGTGGGGGTGGGCGGCGGGTTTCGTGTGCGGGTGCGGCGCGGTCACGACTGGTCCTTCCGGTCGTCGCGGTGGTCGGGGCGGTCCGGGTTGTCCAGGGCGCGGCGGAACGCGGCGGGGTCGGCGTCGAGCGGGTCGGCGTGGCGGGTGACGCAGTCGACGACGACGAGCACGACCGCGAGGCCGAGCAGGGCGCAGCCGGTGATGAGTAAGCCGGTGAGCATCACGCCTCCCCGAGGTGCAGCCAGTACGCGCGGCACTCGTCGGCGACGGCCGTCTTCTGGTCGGGGGTGAGGGGGTGTTCGCCGATGCGGTCGCACTCCAGCAGTCGCCGGTGCGCCAGCTCTTCGACGATCGCGGCACGCTGGCGGCGCAGCGTGGCGACTTCGGCGCGCAGCCGGTCGGCTTCCGATTCCTCGTGGTGGTGGCGGGTGGTGGTGGCGGCGACGACGGTCCGCAGGATCTGGTCGGCTTCGGCGTCCAGGACGCCGGCGATCCTGACGAGGTCGTCGACGCGGACGACCCGGTAGCAGCCGTTGAGGGTGTTGACGGTCTGGTGTGCGGTGGCTGCGATCTCGCGGAGTTTGGTGGCGCACATCAACGGCGCGGTGGCGGAGACGATGTCGTGGGCGTAGGCGGCGGGGATGTGGTCGGCGGCGGCGATCCGGTCGGCGGCCTGGGCGACGTTGGCGTTGAACAGGGTCGCGGTCATCGGGTTCTCCGGGCGTGGCTGATGGGGTGGACGGACGCCGGCTTCTTGTCCGGGCCGGTTTCGGCTGCGGACCGGAACGCGAGCAGCCGTGCGTTGAGGGCGTCTCCCGTGTCGACGGGCTTGGTGTCGCGTCCGCCGAGGGAGTCGAGCAGGGCGTCGCTGGAGCGGATCGCGGACAGGTCGTCGGTGCTCACCTGGTCACCGCCGCGTCGTCGTTCAGGCACTCCGCGCGTGCGACCGCGCCTTCCAGGCTGTAGTGGCGGATCCGGCCGTTCGCGGTCTGGTCGAACTCGACCGGCACGAACTCGCCAGGGGTGCGGCGGGTGACCGACCAGGGCTGGTCGCCCTCGCCGGAGCAGGCGGGCTTCCACACCGGCGTGTGCTGGTCGGCCTTGTTCAGGTCGCGGAGGCGGGCGAACACGTCGGCGCTCACTGGGGCACCTCGCCCGCGTCGTCGCCCTGCTTCTTGGCCGCCGCGATCCGAGAACGGACGTTCCGGGCGATCTGCTGCGCGCGTTCCGCGGAGTCACGGCTGTCCCGTTCGGCCACCACGAGCGCCTGCCACACGATCGTGCCCGGTTCGACGTCGCGCTGCTTGGTCGCGTACACCTCGGCCAACGCCAGGCTCACCTCGGCGCGCTTCTCGTAGCGGGCCAACTTCTGCTCGTGGGTGTCGATCGGCATGCCACCGATCGCGGCCCGCTGGTCGATGAGCACCTGGTGCCGGAGGTCCAACTGCGTGGGGGTGAGGTCGTGGCTCATCGGGTGGTCACCACCCGGGCGGCGGCCACGTCCTCGGCGGTGATGTCGCGGAAGCGGCGGTTGACGAACTCCCGGCAGCGGCCCGGGACGCACTTCGAGCGGTCGCCGCAGCAGTCGAGTCCGCAGCCGAGGCAGTTGGGCTTGTGGGTGCGCCCGCCGTTGTTGAGCTGCTTGCAAGCCATGTCGGCGGCGCAGTTGCCGCAGTAGCGGTAGTCCCACTTCTTCGCGGCCGGGCGGTTGCACGGGATGCGGCGGTTGTTGACGCCTTCCCAGACCATCCGGCAGCGGGGAGCGGCGGCGCGAGCGAGCGCGCGGTTCGTGGTGTCGGTGCTCACCGGGTCCTCACCTTCAGGGAGGCGCACACGGCGCGGAGTTCGGCGGCGGCCTTCCGCCGGTCGGCGACCGCGGCACGGCGGTGCGAGCGCGGCGGGCGGCCGGTGGCGTGGGCTTCGGCGGCGGCCTGGTGGCCGATGAGCGGGGCGGTGGTGGTGGAGAGCGTCATCTGGTGCTCCCTCAGGAGTAGGTGCGGCGGATCTCGTCGAGCCCGGCGTGGACGCTGGAATTTGCCCCGCCGATCTGGCTAACGTGCGGGACGCGGGGCGCGATAGGCATGACGAAGACGCGGGTGGTGCCGCACTGCGCCTCCTGTCGCGTCTGCATGTTGTTTCCCCTGATCTCTGCCGGTTTCTGTGTACACGGCGAGACTACTGCCCCGCGTCCCGCTTGACAAGAGGGGCACGGGACATTGTGTGTACACAGAAACCCGTTACCATCAGCGGCATGGCCAGCAACGCGGACCTACACCTACGCCTCAACGCGGACCGCAAAGACCGCTTCCGTAAGCGCACCGCACACCTCTCGGGCGGCATGACCGAGGCACTCGACCACCTCGTGCGCTGGTACCTGCGAGAACCCGGCGTCACCGCCCCCGCACGGCCACCGCTGCCCGAAGACCGAGACCCGGTAGACTGATCCGGCGCAGCCAACGCATCTCGGTCGGGGATGCAGACGTGCCCCGCTCTTTCAGAGGGCGGGGCACATCTCTGTCTGCGGGCGGTCGGGCTGCTACAGCGCTCGTCGCCGACGCGGACCCCACAGCCAAGATCCGGGCTTTGCTACCGGTCGGCACGTCTCGGGAAGGGTTGGAGGCGTGATCGCTTCCTCCAGCTCGACGTGCCGTTCGTGTACCGGTGCCGGCGGCGGGGGTGGTAGCGGCACCCACTCGTTGCCCACGACGACGTGCGTTGCCGGGCCCGGCCCTGCGGCGAGACCGGTCCACGCGCGCAGCCGCTCCCATCCCGCACGGCACGCCCGGTCCGGGCACAACTCCGGGATCCGGCCGCGGTCCCCTGGGGCCACAGTGCCGTGTTCGTCGCAGTACCAGCAGCGTCCGGAACCGATGCGGTACGAATCACGGGTCGTGGTTGACGTGTCAGACACGGTGCGCCTCCGCGAGGGTGAGCAGTTCCGGCGGGATGCTCACCGGTATGCCTGCCCGGCGGGCGTGGTCGATGCAGTCCCGGGTACCGCGCGAACCGGGGAGCGGGTAGGCGCAGATCTCGTCCGCGCCGAGGTCGACCATGGCGCGGTTGCGATAGGGCCCGGCTGCCGGGCAGCGGGTGTGCCCGTTCGCGGCGGGGCGGCGGTGGCCGGGTTTGCAGGTGCGGCGGCATGGGCCACCCCAGTCCGCGGGGTGGCGGTTCTCGACGACGTCGGGGTGCAGCGTGCACCAGTCGGCGGCGTACAGGTCGGCACCGGAGATGTGGGCGCCGTGGCGGACCACGAGCTGCTGGCCGGCGGCGGCCGTGGTGGCGTGCAGGCTGTCGAGGTCGCGGTAGACGAGGGCGCGGCCGGTGTCCTTGTCGAGGTCGCGGGAGCCGGTCACGATCACCACGTAGCGGGCGGTCACGACTCGTCGTCCCTGGTGGGTGCGTCGAGGGCGACGACAGCGCGGGCGTAGTAGTGGTCGAACTCTGGGTTGTCGTGCTCGGACGGGATGGCGTGGAGCATCTTGCTCATGCCAGCGGTGGCGTCGCGGAGCGCAGCTTCGAGCCGGACGGCTTCTTCGGCCCATGACTGTCGGGACGCGTGCTCCCTGTCGCGTTCGGCTTCCGCCTGTTGCCGCGCCTCGTGCGGGGTGAGGCCGTCCGGCTTGACGAAGATCAGCGAGTAGCGCTTGCGGGTCTCCGCGTCGACAGCGTCCCACGACAGGTAGTTGACCGCGTTCGTCTCCTCCAGCGCCGGAATGAACGCGGCGATCAGGTGCTTGGCCAGCTCGGCGGCGGCTTCGACCGCTCCCCCGATGCCGAACTCGACCCCACCTTCCTCGGTCTGGCTCATCCGGTTGAGCATCAGCGGGTCATCGGTGCCGTCCGGCTCGTCTGCGGGAATCGCCGCAGGCAGCCCTTTGGCGAGCTTGCGGGTGGCGCGGCGCAGGGCCACGACGATGTCCCGCTCGGTCACGCCGTCACCGTTGACCACGTCGGCCGCGTTGCCGTAGCCGTCTCCGGCGGAGATCTGGCAGCCTTCGAGCACCGCACCGAAGAACCCGCACAGCGTGGAGAACAACTCCAGCGACTGGCCAGCGGGGATGCGGGCGATGGTAACGCGCTGCTGCGTCTCGGTCTCGGCTGCGGTCACTCGGTCACCTCGGTCCAGGCGCCGTAGATGCGGGTCACGGTGCGCTGTCTGATCGTGGCGTCAGGCCACACCTGCCGCTGGAAGTCGACGGCGTCGCCGACGTCGTCGCGCTGCACGGCGTGCTCGCCGTCCGGGGTGCGGACCTCGTACTCCGGCCACGCTCCCACCTCGGCAGGCAGGACAGGGATGCTCAGGCCGGCGGCTTCGAGCGCGGCGAGTTGGCGGCGCGCCTGCTCCTCGAAGTACTGCTCGTCCATCACGGTGTCGCCGGTGTTCAGTGTGAAGTCCAGTGCGGCGTCGCGCAGCACACGCACCACGTCGAGCGGGTCCGGCGAAGCGGCAAGCTTCAGCGGCTCTGTGGCGGCCGGGGGTTGCGGGGTCATGCCGACACCTCCACGACACCCAGGTTCGTCATCGCCGTACGGAGATCCTCCGCTGTGATCCACGCGTCGTCGCCGCGTCGCCCGGACGGCAGCCGATCCCACTCCACCACGATCCCGGGCAGGTGCGGACTGTCCGCGGGGCGAGGCAGTGTGCTGGCCGCGTGCCATGTGATGACCTGGCCGTCGTGCTCGCGGTCCCACGAGAACCACAGGCAGGTGTCGTGGTCGCGGCGCTTCACCACGATCCGGCCGACCTGGAGGTGGTCGACCCAGCGGAGGAACTCGACGGGCCGGTTGAACATCATCACGGTGACAGTGGGCTTGACCGGCTCGTGCCGGCCGGTGTTGTGGCTGAACCGAGTGGCGTGGGCATAGCCGGGCTTGGCTTCGAGACTGTGGGCGTACAGGCCGTGCTCGCGGATGAACCGGGCCGCGGTCTCGGTGACGTCGAGCAGCTCGCTGAGCCGCTCAGCGGACGGCGGGGGTTGTGGGGTCATGGGTGGTGGTCTCCTCGTCACGCGTTCGCAGGCTGAGGCTGGGTTTCCTCGGCGGTTTTGATCGGCGGCAGGTCGGCCGGGTACACGCCGATGTCCGGGCCGCCGCCCTCGGCCGACGATCCGTCGTTCCACTGGCCCGACGGCACCAGCACGCCCCGGTAGTGCACGCCGACCTGGACGTGGACGTTGAACGCCTGGTGCACCCGGTACAGCGAGATCTGGCCGCCGTGTCGTTGGGCGATGGTCAGGAACGGGGCGAGCCGCGCCGAGGGGAAGTCGGTGCGGTTCTCCACAGGCCGGGCATCCATCGGCGGGGTGAGGTGCACGGTGCCCAGCACGACGAACGCCGTTCTCGGCCAGTCGTCGAGGTCTCCGGCGCCGAAGCGTTGGGTGAAGCCGCCGCCGAACAGGTCGGGGTCTTCGGCGATGACCACTTCGTCGCCGTCGCGGCGCAGGTCGGTGATGTGGGTGGCCTTGTTGTCCTTGTTGAGCAGCTTGCCCAGCCCGACGCGCAGGGCGTTGACGTACTGGATCGGCAGCAGCGTCGCCGTGAGGTCGCCGCCAGCTTCGGCCCAGCAGTGGCCGATCGCGGTGCCGTTGGTGGACGTGCCGACGAGGACGTTGGTCGCCCCGGGCTCGGTGCCTTCGTCCACTCGGGAGGTGTGGAGCAGGATGCCCGCGCATCCGGCGAGGCCGGCTTCGTCGGATGCGGTGAGAACGAGGTCGTTGAGCAGGGACAGCAGGTCGATGGTGAGCATGCGGACACTCATGCGGCTCGGGTTCCTTTCGCACTGGCGGTGGTGCTGGACGTCGTGTCGACGGAGGTCTGCTCGCGCACGGCGAGCCATTCGGCCATCTGCTGGCGGGTCCACACCACGTGCCCCTCGGGCAGGCACAGCGGGTGAATCTTCAGGTTGGGCGGCCAGCCGGGGATCGGGATGCGCGGGCCGCCGCACACCTGGCATGTCGGGCGCGTCATGACACTTCTCGTGGGCGGAACTCGACCACGTTGCTCTGCCGGAAGACGTCGCCGATCGTGGCGTAGTGGGCACGCCATTCCAGTTCGACCCAGCCGGTACGGCCGATGCGGTTTTTGGCCACGTCGAGCTGCACGACCAAGCTGGGTTCGCCCTTGCGGTCGCCCTCCTCGATCGGGGGCCGCCAGTGCAGGATGATCACGTCGGCGTCGGCTTCGATGCCTCCGGACTCGCGAAGGTCCGCGGCACCTGGGCGCCGGTTGTGGCGGACGTTCTCCCGGTTCAGCTGCGCGGCGACCACGACCGCGACGTCCAGTTCGCGCGACAACTGCTTGATGCTGCGGCTGATCTCCGACACTTCCTGCTCCCGCTGCTGGCCGCGACTGTCGCTGCCCACCAACTGGAGGTAGTCCACCGCGACCACGCTGGTCCCGTGCCTGCGCTTGGCTTCCCGGGCGACCGCCTTGATGTAGGGCATGGTCAGCTTCGGCTTGTCGACCACGGTGATCGGGAATGACCGAGCCCGCTCGGTGTATTCGTTGACCCGCCGCCACCCGTCTCGGTCCAGTCCCCGGCGGGTGATCTGGGACTGCTCGACCACGGCACCGGCGGATACCATCCGGTCGGTGACTTCGGCTGCCCCCATCTCGGCGGAGAACACCAGCGCGTGATGCCCCAGTTGGGCGGCGTGTTGGGCGATCTGCAACGCAGAGATCGACTTGCCGTCACCGGGCCTGCCGCCGACCACGTACATCCGGCCCGCGCGGAGACCACCCAGCAGAAGATCGTTCAGATCGGGCCACGGCGTCGGAATCACCAGCGCGGTGTCCGGGCTGTTCTGGGCTTCGATGAACTGGTCGAGAAGGTCGGCATACTCGTGGACGTTGGCGTCGGCGCTGGCGGTGTGGCTGTCGAGTTTGCCGAGCATCTCGAACGCCGTGCCGAGCGCCTGTGACGGGTCGTCCGCGTCGACCGCGAGTTGCTTGATCTGGTCGAGGGTGACCAGCAGTCCGCGGACCTTGCCGCACCGGATGACGGTCTGGATCGCGTGCGGGAACTCCGCCACCTCGGGAATGACGCCCGCGTTGCGGTCGAGGAAGCGTTGGGCGCGTTGGACGCTGTTGTGGGGTTCTGCGCTGCGGCTGGGCAGGTCGTCCTTCAGGCGGCCGATGAGGGTCCGGGCGCTGATCGGGGTGTCGGCGTCGCGTAGTGCCCGTGCGGCGTTCCACAGGGCTTCGAACATGGGGTCGCTGAAATGTCCGGGGTCGACCCGGGTGAGTGCCTCGTCGCGCAGGGCGCGGCGGGTGATGGGGGTCAGGAGGTTGACGAGGTAGGACTCGGCGTCGATGGGCCGCAGCGGGTCGGTGGCGGGGGTGCTCACGATGCGTTCCTCGTGGTGAGTCGGGTGATGATCAGTTCGTGGTTGGCGGTGATCCACTGGCGGGCGTGGTCCGTGGCCCACCGCTCGGACGCCTCACGCCCGGACACGTTGGCGGGGAGATCGGGCCGCGGGTAGTGCAGGCCGGTGCGCTGCTCGACCTGCCGGACGCGGCCTGCCGTCCACTCGGCGCGAAGCCACTCGGCGGCGGCGTCGTTGTCGGGGAGTTTCGGCGGGACCGGTGCGGAATGGGTCGTGCTGCCGCGGTCGAAGCCGGGGGCCTTGATGAGCCACGTGGTGAACGCGGCGTTCCAGTTCTTCGCGGTCCGCCCGTTGGTCTCGGCGTGCAGCCGGAACAACTCGACTTGGTGGGCCAGGTCCAAGCCGAGGCCGGCCGCACGTTTGGTGTGGTCGTCGGTCGGTTGCCAGGACGCGGGGAGTTGGGCGGCCCGCTTGGGCTTCCTCGGCGTTGTGGGTCCGTCGCTGGCGGCGGCGCGGCCGGAGGCGGCGGGTGTGAGGGTTGAGGGATGCGGGATAGAACCACTCAAGTTACTAACCACAACCCCGTCAGAAGTCGATGTCCTATCCGATGTCGCATCCGATGCCCTATCGGATAGGCTATCCACCTGCGGAAACAGGCTGTCGTGTGTGGACAGTGCCAGCGATAGCACCGACCCTTCGGGAGAGGGCTCAACCCCGCCTCCCGAAGGGGGTTCCGCGCCCTTTCCGAACCGGCTATCGGATGCCCTATCCGATAGGGCATCCGATAGGGCATCGGTGGGCAGACCGAGCGCCAGGAACTCCTCAGCGAGCATCAACGCCAGCGCCGGCGACACGAGCTCCTCGGCCGCGCGCAGGATCACCGGCCGCCGCTTGCGGTTGCTGTACCCCTTGTCGTGCCGGACGAACGACCGCACCAACAACTCCTCGGTCGTGTGGTCCATGCCGATGAACCGGGCTGCCGCGAGGTTGCCCAGCGACGCACGCACCCCGTCGGCCGTGGTGTCCACGGCGAGAGATGCCCATCGGGCCGCCGTCAACGGCAACGTGCCCGCCGCGGTGATGTCCGGCTGGGTGACAAGCACGAAGTACATGCGTTGGTCGGCACTCGCCAACGCACGGAAATCCCTGTCACGCCAGATCGCCGTGAAGATGTTGGCGTACTCGCGTGCCATCAGCCGTTCTCCGTCCGGAAGTCACTGTCGAGCCGCGCGTGGTAAACGGCGTCCCGCTGATCCAAGTACCGGCTGTGCGCGGAGCCGAGCACTTGGAGGCGCTCCACCAGTTCGTCGCACGCCTCGATGTACTCGGTGTCGGTCATGTCCAAGTCGGAGCGGTTCCACCGCTCCATCAGTTCGCCCAGTTCCACGTAGGTGGCCATCAGTTCGCCCCACGGGCCGTCTTCGGGGCCCGCTTCGGCGACGTTGTTCCAAGCAGCGGCAAGCGGTTCGCTGATGTCCACGGTGGAACGCAGGGGGGCACGGTCCCCGGTCACGTCAGGTCCTCGATCCGCTTCCCGTCGAGGATCGCCAGCAGCACGGCGGCGGTGTCCTCGGTCAGCGGCCGGTGGTTGAGCACGGCCGTGGCGAGGGCGATCCGGTACCACAAGTCGGTGCGCTGCGGGATGTCGATCGGTGTGACCCGCGTGGTTCCTACGGGATCTTTCTGCGCACTGTTCATGTCGAGCCCCGCGAATCTCTATCGGGCGCGAAGACGAGATCGAGACACTTGATCTGCCGACCACCCGGTACGTGCTTGTACTTGAGCCGAGCATCAACACACATCGGGGCACCCTTGATGTGCATCGCCACAGCGAGCGCACTCCCAATGCGTCGAACGACGACACCACGAACCTTGAAACCCGCAGCGCGCACGACAAACCCCGCGTCGGTGGAGATCATCGCTGTCGCTCCGGCGTACTTCATGTGCGTTAGAACGACGAGCAGATTTTCGTGCTGGAGACCGACACGCATGGGGATCCACTTGCCTGCCGGTTCAATCCCCGGGCTGTCGTTCATGGCCACGAGAGCAAGGTATGCGCTGCGTGCCGCGCGGTCCGGGTTGTGGGCCGAGTTGAACGGTGGGCACATCAGCGTGATCAGCTCACGCTCCCGAATCAACGCCCGTGCACGAGTCGGATAATGCTCAACCTCTTGCCGCGACACATAAGGCCACCAAGCCTTGTCGGCGTTGTGCTCGCGCTGGCGAACAACTCCCCGCGACGTGACTCCGACATAGACCAGAATGCCGATACGATCAAAGAAGAGGTAGACGCTCGTAGGGCACGGTTCAGCGGAGACGGCTTCCTTGGACGGAACCGCTGTTTCTCCGGCGGCCACGTTTGACATTTCCCACTTTCTGAGGTCGTCTCCGGCAATAGTCACGCGGTTTTCCTCCCGCGACTTGCCCGCAGTTGCACCCGAGCTCCAGCCGTGATCGCGCTGACGCCCCGCGCACGCAGGCGCCGGTATTCGCCGGGGTCCGCGAGCCATGCCAGCAGCACCGCGGGGGTGGTGTCGTCGGGCACCATCGCGGCCAGGGTCAGGATCAGCGCGTTGATCGCATCCGTCCCGGCCGCCGTGACCTCGGCCAGCGTCTCCGCCACCATGTCCGCGTCCTGCTTGCGGACGCTCTTGACCAGACGCGCGGCCGGGCCCACAGCACGGTCGGTGAGTGGGTCGCCGGTGAGGCTCATGACTCACCCGCTGTCTTCCACACCGCGCGCAGCAGCGCGGCGAGGCGGGAGGTGGACAACAGCGCGGGGTTCAGGCGCGGCGCCTGCCGCACGACCCGCAAGGTGCTGCCCTGCACGGCCATCAGTCCCCACGTCGCGGGAAGCTCGCCTTCACGAACGAAACTCGCGTCCGAGACGACCAGCCACCAGTAGTGCACGTACGGGGTGAACTCGCGGGCCTTCTCCGGCTGCCGCAACTCGGCGAGCCAGTCCGCTCGGCTGACCTTCACCTCGTGGCCGTGGATCGCGAGATGCGACGGCCACGTGTCGACGGCGATGAAGTCGGCAGTGCGGCGGGCCTCGAATCCTGCGTGGGATCGGACGTGCCGGGCGGACACGTATCGCGGCCCGTTGCCGTGCTCGACGCTGTACCGGCGGGTAAGTAGGTCGAGTATGTCGGCCTCGGTGACGCGCGCCAGCGCGGCGGCCTCCAGCCCGCGCTTCGGGCGGGCCAGCGGACGCGGCGCTGGCGGAAACAGCGACTCCGACGTCATGCCACACCCCGCTTCCGGGCGCCGACCACGTCGTCGACCGCGGGCACGGGCAGCGTGAACGGATCACCGGGAACGGACTCCGGGAACGGCGCCAACGTCACGTCTCCCTGGTCGTCGAGGAACACCCACGTGTGCCCGTACCGGCAGTGGATGAGGGTCTTCACCCCGGCAGGCACGACACGGGACGGGACGATCCAGCCGTAGAACTCGTACAGCGCCCGGTTCCCGCGGGTGTTGGTGATCTGTTCGTGGCAGAAGCGGCATCCGTGGATTCCGTTGCTGGCCTGCCACAGGCCGCCCTGGGTGCGGTTCTGGCGGTGGTGCCAGTCCAGCGCCCGACCGAAGCAGCCCGGTAGCCGGATCTCGCACCAGCCGCCGGACCGGCCGCTGACGGTCTCCTTGGCGATGCCCTCCCCGATCAGCAGTTCCGGGCACTCGTTCGCCTTGTCCGCCTTGGTCTTGCGGGAGCCGGACTTCTTCATCGGCGTGGAGCGCTTCGGCCCGCCGCCTGTGGTCTTGAACGGCACGCGCTTCAGCGAGGATTCCCTGGGGCCGAACGGGGTGCGCTTCATGCCCGCACACCCCACTTCCGGGCGTTGATCAGGGCCTGGTGGTTGAACCGGTGGACCGGCAGCGGCAGCATCGGGTGCCGCTCGGCGAACGAGAGGTGGAACCGCATCGACGTGTCGTAGAGCGACGTCACCTGGTGCACCGGGGCCATGAAGTACGACGGCCGCCGCCCGGTCAGCTCCGCGAGGCGCAGGATCTGCTCCCACGACGGGTACAGCCGGCCCGCTTCCCAGTTGTCCACTGCGGGCTCTTGGACCCCGCACGCCCAGTCGACCTCGGGGCCGTACAGTCCGGCGCCGTCGAGGGCCATGGTGATGTGGGCGGGAACAACCAGACCCATCAACCACTTCTGGCGGGCCTGCTCGTCTTCGACCCGGTGCTCCTCGACCACACGCTGCGTCCATGCCCGGCTGGACCGACGACGCCGCGTGGACTCGGGATCGAGCCGCTGCCCGGCCTTGCCCCACTTCGGACGGTCCGTCACGACGCACCGCCTTTCAGCAGGTGCCGCCCGGCTGCGGTCAACTGCCACACGCCCGTCTGCTGCCCACCTTGCAACCACGTGGGTCGGGCGACGACGAGTCCGGCTTCCACCAGCGCGGGCCACCACAGGGAGTCGCGGCGGCTGAGGTTGCTCGGATACCAGCGGACGAACTGCTGATTCGCGGCAACGACCGTGATTAGGGTCGAGTGCGCAGCGAGCGAGTTGGCGCGTACCTGCTCCAGGATGCGTTGCTGTGTGGGGTTGGGCTTGCCGCGCCACCGGTAGCGGGCCGCGCGGCGGGCTTCGCGCTCGCCAGCAGCGGCACGGTGCCCGGTGCGGTGCCGCTCCCAGGCGGCACGCACCCACTTCTCCGACCCGGTCGTGGACCAGTCGCAGCGGTCCCACGTGCACCGGGCCTGCCAGCGCCGCCGGGCGTCCCGGTGATCGGCCTTGTGCTGTGCCGCCTTGGCCTCGGTCGTCGTGAGGTCGCCTTCGAACACCCAGTCGCAGTCGGGGGCACCACACTTCGCCCGGTACTGCTGAACGGCGGCCGTCACGAGCCCGCTCCCGACTTGCTGCCGTAGCCGCCCGTCGTTCCAGCCTTCGCACCGAACCCGCCACGGTGGATGGACTGCATCGACCCGCCAGCCGCGGGCACACCCTTCGCGATCGGCGTTCCGGAAGGAACCGTGCGTGCCCCCGATGGTGGCGGGCACCTTCTGCCCGCGCGCCGGGACGGTGTGGGTCGAACTGGTGTCGATCCACATGAAGAAGAACCCGCCGTTGCCGGCGTGGCCTTCGTCGTCGTAGTCACCACACCGCTCGTCGTCCACGCGTTCCTGCGTCGTCTCGTCCACGCAGATCCCGCCGTACTGGGCGTCCGGCTCCTCGAACACAGAGCAGCCGGTGGCGAGGAGGGCTGCCGCGACAAGCGGCACGTAGCGCAGGCTGACCGGTTGTCGGCGGTTCACGCGACACCACCTTCGAGGTCCGGCGCGTGGTGCGGGCGCCCGACGCACACCGTGCACCGCGCATACTTGACCGGCGCGCTCGCCTTGAGTTGCCCGCCCAGGAAGGTCGGGTCGGATGCCGCGCGCTTGTCGAATAGCCGGTTGAACCTGCGATCTGACGGGCTCCCCGCCGCTGCCTTCCTCACCTTTCGCGCGCGGCTCACGACGCCTCCTTCCGGATGCGTCGCCAGCACACAGCGGCGGCGATGACGAGACGGGCGGCCAAGCGGACCGCTTCGCGCGGGGCGAGAGGCACGTCAGCGTGGGTGCCGACAGACTCGTAGGGCACAACGTCGACCCACACCGCCCACCGGCCCCAGCCGTCCACGGTGACGCGGGCTTCGCCGCCGATCTCGGGCTCGATCAGCGCCTCGAACGGGCGGTCGTCGATCGGAGACCACCTGGTCATGCTGTTGTCGCTCACGTCAGCCTCCCCTGCACAGTCGGGTACTCCAGAGGCAGCACCTCGACCGCACGGCTGGTAGCGGCGCACAACGCGCCCAACCCGTCGAGGACACCCGGCGCGCAGCCAGGGCACTTCCAGCAGCACTCACCCGCGGGGCGGTGGCCACCGCAGCAAGCAGCGGCCACCCTCCCCTTGGGACGCAACGCCAGCGCGCTCATGCCGCCCTCCTGACGCCTTGTGGCTTGGTGCGCGGGTCGTCGATCGTGTCGTCGTCCCACGCGGCGGGCGGGGCGTAGCCGCGGTTCGCGGCGCGAGCGGCGGCGCGACTCGATGGGCCGCGCACCTCGGACAGTTCGTCGTAGACCCGGGCGATCCGCGTTGCGATGCGCGCTGTGATCCGGTCTCGCCCCAACGCGTGCCTCAGGGTGGTCTCGGACAGGTCTGCGCGGGCTGCGATCATGTCGGCCGGCCAACCCATCCGGGACAGTGCCTGTACCCGCCGGCGCGTACCCGCGATGTCCACGATGATCGGTGACTCCACCCACACCACCGGGATCGCCAGCAGCCTCGTCGCCGCGTAGCGCGACACCTTTTTGCGGATGCCGTTGGCCACCTGGTACGCCACGGACTGCGCCAGGCCGGAGGCCTCGCCCAACATGGTCCACGTCCACCCGCGGTCACGAAGCCGGGCGATGTGCTCCACGACTTCGGAGGGATCGACGCGACGGTAGTCGCCGTGGCCGGCCCGGTAATGCTTGACGTAGTGGGCGCGACACAGCTTGAGCGCGTGGACGTTCTCGCCACAGGTCGGACGGGAGCAGATGGTCATGCCGCACCCGCCGAGGTGACCTGGCGGACAGCCGTCCCTGTCTTGGTGACGTGTCGGCCGGCGTGGGTCGCCAGGTCCTTCAGCGTCAGCCCGGCGCCGGGCACGGTCCCGAGCACCCCGTGTTCCTGTGCGGTCAGCCACGTGGTGACGTTGGCGGCCAATGCGGTCTCGCCTGCCGCGGTCGTCCGCTCGAACAGTTCCCCGACCTTGTCGCGCGCCTCAAGCGTCAGCCACTCGTCAAACAAGCGGGAGACCGCGGCGGGCGTCGACATCGGCACGTCGCCCTGCGGGTCCGCCGTTGCGACCGGCGCGACGACGATCGGCAGCGGCGTGACCGGTCGCCGGTTCGGCACCGCACGCACAGGCGGCATCTCGCCGGGCATGGACTGGTCGGCGTTGAGCACGCGCACCGGCGGGGGCGGGGTGTCGGCCGTGCAGCCGCACCAGTCCCACACCAGCGTCGACAGGTTGAACTTGGTGCGCAGGGCACGGCGCTGGGTCGAGTTCAGACGGCCGCGCTTCGGAATGAGCAGCGACACGATCTCGGGCCTCTCCGCCCGGGTCAGCCGAACCCATGCGGTGACGTCGAATCCGAGTTGATCCTGGGCTTTGAGCACCCACCGCCCGTCACGATCCCGCTTCTCGCGGGCGGTGAGGATCACCGGCCCCGGCCACGTCAGGATCTTGCCCATCATCTGGCTGTGCCGCCGGCCGACCAGCGTCCACAGATCGGGGTCGACCACGACCTTGACCTCGGAAGAGTAGGCCGGTGCCGGATCCAGGCCTCGGCCGATCAACTCTTCGGCGGTGCGGTGGCGGGCGCGCAGGTCGGCGAGGTCGGACAGCATCGACCACACGGCGCTCATGCTGTTGACGACCAGCGCGCTCGGCATACCCGCCTCGGCGGCCTCCCGGGCGACGGCCCACGCGGCATCGATCTGGTCGTAGATGTCGGCCCACGTGCCGTCGTGGTCCAGCAGCTCGTAGTCCGCGCCCGGCACCGCGGCGTAGACGTCCCCGCTGGAGCCGGGGTTGAGCTCCAGCCAGTAGGTGGTGAGGATCCGCTCGTCGCCGGAGAATCCGGCGGCCATCTCCGCCGGGTCGGTGCCGGGCTCGCCGGTGACCAGGATCCGCGGCCACGAGGCTTGGCCGGTGGGGCGGCGGGTGCGCAGCGCGGTCACCGGGCACCGCCGACCATGTGGCCGTCCACGGTGATGACACCGGCGTCGACGAGGGCGTCGATGGCCTGCGTGTCGCGGAACGTGACGGTGACCTTCGGGTTGCTCGGGAACACCCGGATTCCGGGGGGTGCAGCGTCGCCGATCTCGCCGCCCCAGCCCATCGGCTCGTGGGCCTGTTCGGACTTCAACTCCAGTTCGCGGATCACGTGGTCGGGGACGACGTCGATCTCTTCGAGGAGGTAGGGCGCGAAGGTGCGCAGCACGTTGAACACGTCCTGCTCGGTCACGGTAGGCAGCAGCCGGGTCTTCTTCTCGACCTTGTCGGCGTAGCGGGCCTTGACCCACTCCTCTGTCTCGGTCCGGGCGACCGTGGCCGCGGTCCACGTCGTCTGGGACACGTTGATCTGGGCGAGTTCTTGGTTCGCGTCGAGCGGGCTGACCGCGACCTGCGTCGCTCCCCGGCGCAAGGTCTGCACCACCACGTGCTTTGCCTCAGCGGCATCCGCCTCGGCCCGGTCGGCGTTGTACTTCGCCACGACCGCACGGAGCAGAAGTTCGTTGAGCGCGGCCGCGACCGACGTGTCGGCCTGCTCGTTCTGCTCGCCGACGAGAGCCGTGGGCGGCGCGGTGCCCGCAGGGGCGGGGGTGGTGTCCTGCGGCGTCTCGGCCACGGCGGTGTCCTCCGGGGTGTCGATGGCGGCCTGGTCGTCCGTGTGCGTCAGCCCGGTCACGCGGCCACCTCCAGCCGGACACCGACGCGCGACCCGTCCCGCAACTCCCGCCGCGCGAGGTCGGTCACGACCCCGACACACCAGGGGCAGCAGTCCACGACCGCCGTCGATGTCGAGTCGTCCACCGGGTCGCCGTGCACCCGGGCCCGCGCCGGCCGCTCACCGCACGACTCGCACGGGGCGTCGGGGATCTGGTCCGAGACCGTCACGGTGACGTCATGCTCGATCGCCAGCCACTGCACGACAAGCGTCGATTCACACAGGTCGGGCGGCTGGGTTGGCGTGACACCCCGCAGGGTGCGATCATGTGCTTGTTGCACGAGTGGTCCTCCTAGGATGTCTCGTGTTGTGAGCGGGTCGTTCGCCATCAGGCCGGGGGTGCATCCGGCGGCGACCGGCCCGCTCTCTTCTTGGGTTGGTCAGGCCGAGCGGCGTGCGGCAACCCGAAGGCACCCGCAGGCTTGCCGCTGGGCGGTCTCGCTGCCGCCCTGCAGCCAGATGTCCAACACGGGTTCAGCGACCACGCGTTTGCCCCGCTGGACCTGTTGGTGGCTGTGCAGCCGGCCGGTGGCGCACGCCCGATTCACCGATCGAGACGACCGGCGCGCGCGTTTTCCGCATTCTTCGGAAGTCAGCCAGTTCATGCCGCAGCCGACCCGTGGCACTGGCAATTGCACGGGACACGGGACACGGTGGGCATGACGAAGAGCGTCTCCGGCTCCACCTTCAACTCCCGCTCGATGGCCCTCGCGACGTCCTCTCGGGTCGACTTGTGCTCACCTCGGCGCAGTCGGTCCAGGGTCGATTTTCCCAGTCCGACGCGGTTTCCGAGCTTTCGGGCACCCATGCCTTGCTCCCGCATGAGGCGGGCGAGCTCCTTGTGATCCACGAGATCCACTGCTACCTCCGTCCCTCGTTCGTGGGCATGTCGACACGCTAGCCGCTTGGCCCGCGTCCCGCAAGCTGCACGGGACACGGGACTGTAACGGCGCTGTCCGGCGTACACGATCAACGACGGAAAGTGAGACCCGCTGGGCAACTGCTGTCCCGGCACGTCAAACTATGCGCGGGACACCGGCGGGAGTCGTCCCAGCCTCGGCGGTGGCGAGGACGGCTCCCGGTAACGAAGGGACAGCCGTGACTCCGTTGGTCGAGTACTTGAGGGAATACGCGCAGAAGAAGGGCCTGGATACCACCCGGAAGTTCGCCGATGCGGTGGGTATCGCGAAGACCACAGCCGACAGCCTGCTGAAGGGGCGCCCCCCGAAGCCGGAGACGCTGGAGAAGATCGCGGACAACACAGGCCTGCCGTTGCGTCGCCTGCGGGAGTTGGCCGACCTGCCGCCAGAGGTGAGGGAGCCGATGGTCCTGGGTCCGGAGAGCGCGTACCTGACGCCGTCACAGCGGCGCTTCTTGCACAATTTGTCGCGGGAGTTCGACAAGCTGAACCGAGCGGGCGCTACGCGCGGTGACGGGTCATGACGGGTTGTCCGCATGGTTACGGATTGCAGATCACGATCGGTTCAGTGACGACACTCCAGGCAAACCCCGCTGGCCAACTGAGTGACCACGTTGGACCGAATGGGCGGTTACCTACAGGTAACTATCGGCCCGACTGGGTGTAACCCGGACGAATGGTCCAGAGTCGTGGGATGTCCGCCTCAGACGCCGCCATCTCCCGCTTGTTCGAGATGCTCCCCACTCTGACCGACCTCACCATCCAACACATCCGCACGGCCACAAGCCGCGTGGACCACGACCAGCACGTGCTGGGCCTGCCCGCTGGGCTACCCCCCGAGCAGCAGGCACACACACTCCTTCACGCCCTCATCGACCTCGACCACGGGCCCGGACGGGAGTCCCACGCACAGAAGGACTACGAGGAAACGCTCAGAGAGACCGAGGAGTAACCATGCCGTGGGCAGAGCAACTCGGCACCGGACGATGGCGCGGTGTCTACCGCGACGCCGACCGACAGAAACAAACCGCGCCGGGCGGACCGTTCAACACGAAAACCGAAGCGCTCCGCAAAGCGGCCGTCGCGGAGGACAAAGCCAACCGCATCAACGCAGTCGGCTCGCAGGCAGGAAAGATCCACTGGGGAGACTGGTTCGAGGAGTGGATGTCCGCGCACCACGTCTCCCGTAACACGGAGCGCACCTACCGGCGGGCTGCCGATCTGCACGTCGGCCCCTACTGGGGCGAAACACCGATTCGGGACATCACCCTGCACAAAGCCAAAAAGTGGATCAAACGGCTCTCGAAAGAACCTACGCCCCACCTCCCCGGCAGGCGGGAAAACCAGTGGACCGGCAAACCCCGAGGGCTGCACGCCATCCGCGGCGCGGTGATCCTGCTCAACGCCTCGCTCAACGCAGCCGTCGCCGCGAAGCGACTGGAGGCGAACCCCGCCGAAGGGCTGGAGTGGCTTACACTCCCGAATCCGCCGGAGCGGTTCCTGACACTGGAGGAAGTGCAGGCGATCGACCACTTCATGACATCCGACCGGGACCGGCTGATCCTGTGGCTGTCGTGCACCACCGGCATGCGGCCGGGCGAGTTGGGAGCCCTGCACATAAGCCGCATCGACTTCGACCGACAGCTGATCACCGTGCAGGACAACTGGGATCAGGACGACAAGGTCATCGAGCCGGTACCGAAGGACAAGGAACGCCGGCACGTGCCGCTCTCACCCGAGGTCGCACAGATGGCGCAGGCATACTTGGAGACGCTGCCGGAGATGGCCACATGCGGCCTGCGCCACCGTCACTCGCGCTGCCCCGGGGGCAATCTGCTGCTCCGTGGTCGGCAGGGCGCCCCGTACTCGTCCAGCAAGTGGGGCACCGGACCGTTCGCGCGAGCCAAGAAGCTCGCGGGCACCAAGGGCCGGGTGCGGGTGTACGACCTGAGGCACACGGCGGCGTCGTGGCTGGTGCAGGACGGCACGTCGTTGCAGGTGGTGGCGGAGATCCTGGGTCACACCAACCTCGAAATGACTCAGCGGTACGCGCATCTGGCCGAGACGTGGCACGAGCCGGTGCGGGGCGTGATGTCGCGGCGGCTGTCTGGGGCACGGCTTGGGGCAAGCGCGAGTGTCCCGGTGTCCCAGGTGTCCGCGAACGGCGCGGCGCGACTCACGTCGGCAGGCTGATGACCAGCATCAACCACCATCGGGTGACCAGGTGTCGCACAAGAGTTCTTCCTGTCCGAGCCCTCGGAATAGAAGGTATCTATGGCTGAGGACGTCGTCGAACACCCACCTGCGAAGCCCTGACCAGCACAAAGCAATCCATCAGTGATGCCCTACGCACTCGCCTGGGGCAGATCTGGGGCACAAAGGGGGCGACCCCGGAGGCACGTGGCCTCCGGGGTCGCCCTGTACTCGGGTCAGACGTTACGCACGTCCGCCAGCAGGCGACTCACCGCCGATGCCGTGAACGCCAAGCGCGGGCCGGTCGGGTTCTTCGAGTCCCGAACCAGCCGCCGGTCGGGTACGCACGCCAGCTCGACACAGGCGTTCTGGTTGCCCGACCGCCTAGACTTCCTCCATACCAACTGTTCCATGATGGGCTGCATCTCCTGTCAGCTCCGCGAGGAAGCGCAGGCTCTCGTCCACATCGAGAGCCTGCGCGCGGAGCTTGTGCCAGATGATATGCATCTGCCCTACGACGTCTTGATCGTCCACGATGTGACCGCCGACGGCGTACTCCTGATACCCCACGGATGGGGAGTCTTCGAACCCCAGAAGCGTGAAGGAACCGGACATGGATGCGTGGAGACCCGCCGCGAACGGGATCACTTGGATCTCGATGTTCTCCCGCTGCCCCATTGCGACAAGATGGCGGACTTGCGCAACACCCACGCGTGTGTCGTTGAGCGCACGCCGAAGAGCCGACTCGGAGATCACCACCTCAAGGCGGAGATGGTTGTCTTCGGAGTCCAGCCGCTTCTGTCGCTCCAAGCGCACGGTCGCTGCGCGTTCGGCAGCGACTTGCTCCTCCGGACTCCGGACCACCTGAACCGACCGGACGTACTCCGGGATCTGCAACAGGCCAGGGATGAGTTCCACCTGGAACTCCTGCACAGTGGCGGCCGCGTCTTCCAGTCCGACGTAGTCGGCGAACCATCGGGGCAGCCGGTAGGTGGACCACCAGCGCGGTAGCGCAGATGCTCTCCGCATCGCTTCCATCTCAGCGGCAGCCTCGGGCGGTACCTCGTAGAAGGCGCACAGGTCCCGCAGCTCCGACACGCTGATCTTGTTCCGCGCGGCCTCGACGTGGCTCACCTTCTGGTGGGTGCACTCCAAATGGGCGGCTGCGTCGCGGGTCGACTTCCCGGCGCGCTTGCGCCACTCGGCGAGGGTGGTGCCGAGCTTCATGCCCGCGAGGGTCGGGCTGGGGCGAGTTGCCATGCCGATGATTCTATCGGCGTGTCACCCCCCAGTAGGTAGCGCCGTGTAGACCTACAACGTATGGTCTGTGGTGCTCCGTCCGACGCACTCCGGTGCGTCGGGGAGGGCACTCCCTGCCGGGCCCTTCGCCGACATGGAGTGTTCCTCGCTCCCGACTACCGCCGAGCTGTCGGGGGCGAGGCACCCCAACGCCTGCCCGCTGTGCCTCCCACAGAGCGGGCAGGACACGGCGGCCGGACCCCCATCCCCCGACAGGGTCCGGCCGCGCGGTGGATGCACCCCACACGCGCAGGAGGACCGGATGACAGGCACGAACGCCGCGACCCCGCTGGCACGCCCGCAGCCACAACTACCCGACCAGGCGACACGGACCCCGAGCCGTGGCAGGCACCAGCAGGCGGTGTCGTGATGGTCGGCCTGACCACCTGGGCGGACGCCGAACGCGCATCGACCCTCGAAGACGCGAAAACCGTGCTGCCGCGACTGGCCCCCGCCCCGGACGCGCCGCCACCGGCGAGGCGCGCCTACCACCTGCGCGCGGCGGCCCTGTACCGGCGTGTCGCCACGACCGACGGCAGGCACCACTTCGAGGCGCTCGGGTACGCGGACGTGGAAAACAACTACGCGGAGAAGGCCACGTGATGCGCCCGCTCGACGGATACGTCTGGGCGTTCCGATTCGCCGACGGCCAAGCACACCAGTGGACGGATCCCCTCACCCCGGACGACGAGGGCATCGTGACCGCGCTGTGCGACGTCGAAGCGACACCCTCCGGTCTCGCCGAGGAGAACCGAACGGGACGGTGCCCGACATGCGGCACCACGCTCGCGCTGACCGACGACGAGATCCACTGTGTCCGCTGCGGCGGGGTGTGGGCGGCGGAGGACCGGCCGCGGCTGGTGATCCGCTTCGACGGGCTCAGGTGCTTCACGTGCCTGCTGCGGTCCGGGTTCGACTTCTACGCACGCATCCCTACTCCGGACCCCGAGGAGTTCCGGCATGCCGTCCGCAACATGAACACGGACGGCCCGGCTGACCCAGACGACGACTGATCCCTCTCCGGCCCGCCCCTGTGAAAGGGAGACACCCCCTCGCCTTCGACGCGAGGGGGTGTTTTGTAACGCGCATCCGGCGCGCGGCGAGAAGCACATCAGTCGCCACGCCCCCGGAGGATGCCGCCATGTCCACAGCCGAGTCCGACCGCCGCAAGCTCCTGGCCATCGTCGGCGTCGCCCTGTTCGCCGCTGGTTTGCTGTTCGGGCTCCTGCCGGTCACGACCACGGCCGGCGGATACGACGTGTCGTGCGGCAACGCCTGGTTCCTGGAGTACGACCCGATGCGGGCATCCGCGGACCGGATCACGGACGCGATGTACGGCGGTCGAGGAGAGCCCCAGGGGCAGGAGAAGTGCGAGACAGCGGCAGGGTCACGCGGCACGATCGGGTTCATCCTCGCCGGCCTCGGCGCGGCGGCCCTCCTGGGTGTTCTGCTGGTCGGCGCGCGGAGAAGCGACGACGGCACCGCCGCGGCAGCCTGACCCGAAAACGACGAAACGCCCCCCTCACCCCGGCCGGAGCCGAAGTGAGGGGGGCGTTCCTCTGCCCGTGCGGGGTGCGCCGCACGGGCAGGTCCTGCCAGACGGAAGTCGGCAGGGGTCGACCTACGAGCGTGTTACCACTCGCGGTTGCCTGTCACTCCACAACCCACCGCGAGGCAACCGCGGGTTTGGCGGGTACGGGCGCGACGACGTTCGGCCGGACGAGCGCGCCGGTCAACACCAACTCGATCACCACCATGAACGATGCCTGCACCTCGGGCGCGAGAGACCAGCCGAACGCCAGCCCGATGGCGATCGCGGCCTTGAAGAACCCGACCAGCGCCGCGACCAGACCTTCGCCCTTCAGGGTCCAGGCGGTGATGACACCGACCAGCGCAGCCACCGCCGCGTTCAACACGCCCTGCTGGTCCGTGCTGAGCGGAAAGACCGCAGCCGAGACGAGGGCGACCAGGCCGGACGCCAGCGCCAGCCAGTAGGCCGGCTCGCGGCCGAAGATACGGGTCATCAGTTCTGCTCCTCAGTGTCGTTCAGGCGGTAGACGCGGCCGAACAGTTCGGTCAGTTCGGCTTCCAGCTGCTCGGGGGTGATGCCGCCCGTCGGGGCGGGCAGGTTGGCCGCGATCGACTGGCCCAGCCGGTCGTAGTCGGTCGGGACGTCCGGGTTCGCCGCTGCCCGGATGGCGGCCAGGATGTCCGCCTCACCGTCGGACAACTGCCCGGAGAGCGCATCGACCTTGGCTTCCAGCCGCTGGATCGTGTGGTACGAGTCGGAGTCCCAGAAGTACGGCTTGCCGACCCAGTCCTTGAACTTCCTGGTCTCGCTGTACTTCGGGTCACCCGGCGCGGAGATGGTCACGTCCCGGTTGAGCAGCCGGTCGGCCGCAGCGTCGTCGAACACGTCGTCCTCCTCGGACAAGTCGATGTCGCCGCGCCTCTGCGCGACGGATAGCCGGTTGATGTCGCCGAGGCGGGCGTAGGCGTAGCGGCCGGGGCACGCGGTCGGGTACACGTCGCGGTGGCCGCCGTCGAACTCGGCGTCGATCTCGGCGAGCAGTAGCGCCGCGGCGTTGGCCATGCGGTCGGGCAAGTCGCGGACGTCGTAGTTGCCCGCGAAGCAGACCGCGCGCGACCGGTCGTTGCGCTGGTAGGTGTGCGCGCCACGGCGGTCGATCGAGTGGCCCTCGAACACCCGGCCGCTGGGCATGATCACCCACGTGTAGGAGATGCCCTGTCCGAAGTTCGCCTGCCCGATGGCTTCGAACTCGCGCATGTGCGCGCAGTCCTGCTCCAACGTGGCGTCCGGGCCGGGCGGGTTGGTGACGCTGTGATGCGCCCACAGTTCACGCCCGGCGGCCTCCCATGCCGTCGTACCGATGATGATCGGCTGCCCCTGAGGATTGGTCGCGCCGTTGCTGTAGCGCGGTTTCCAGGTGGCGCGCGGAATGACGATGCTCACGGTCACCTCCCAAGAGGCGGTAGAAGGTACGGCCGGCTACGCGGCGCGGAGGGTGATGTCCGCCAGGGCCGGTGGTGGAGTACTGGTGCACCGCGGCACGCGCGGCCTCGTACCACGTGCGGCCCGCCCACTCTTCCGCCGGCGTCCCCTTGGGGCGGGCGTAGCGTTCGGAGTGGCCGACCCAGATCCGTACCCAGTCCGGCCAGTCCGCGGTCCCGCCCAGCAAACTGGTGAAGTAGCTGCCGCTGGAGTAGACGAGCAGCGGCAGTCCGGTCGTGACACGCCAGGCAACGAGGAAGTCCCATGTCCACGCTGGCCAGTTCACGACCTGGTCACCGGGTGTGCCGGTGGGCTCGATGTCCACCGCGGGCCAGAGCCGGCCGGGGTCGGCGAGGTCG